TGCACCAGCTAGGGAGTTTGATTTAGCTGAGGAGACACCAGAGAAGAAGAAAAAACAGCTAGACGTTCAGAAAGCGTTAGCTGCTGCTGGTTTAGGAAACATTAAACGAAACAAACGAAAGAACTTCGAAAAAAAGGAGTAGTTATGTCAGGAGCAATAAACAAAGCAAGGCGTGGGTTAAGACCTACGACAAGTCAGCACAGGGTTGGCACAGGAACAGACAACAAAGCTAAGATTATAACTGTTACTCAAAACTCAACAGTGCCAAGACTAGACTTAACAACTGGGCCAGACAATTCAATGAGTTCACCGACAGGCACAGGTTCAGGTGGTGGAGCAAGGCGTAAAGCTGTTACCACAGGCCCACAGAATGAAGGCAAGTCAAGGAACAGAGCCAGTGTCAGCGAAACCATCTAAAAAAAGAAAACGGAGGAAGAGAAATCGTGGCTACTAAAAAGAAACCGAATCTACCGGACAAGAAGATTGTCAAGGCAATCAGAGAAGGAAACGATTCGAAGAAGAACCAACGTTGGGTTCGTAACGACAACATAGAAAAGATGCAAAAAAAAGGTTGGAAGGAAGCAGGCAAGTTAAAACAAATCAGAGCAGGGGTTCGCAACGCATTCGGGATTAAGTCAAACTCACCTGAGATGACGTTAATGGAAAAAGGAGCTTAAGATGACAGAAGCGACAGACCAAAAACCGGTCACGGAAATAGATGATAGAGAGTTAGATACAAAGATCACAGAGATAAGCCAAAAGCCTGAAAAGACTGATGATGATAACAAACAGTTGGAAGGTTTAAAAGGTGAGAAACAAACACGTTATCAAAAAAGAGTAGATCAACTTACGTGGAAGGCTAAACATGCAGAAGAACAGTCAGCGGAGAAGGACAAACGTATTGCAGAGTTGGAGGCGGCGAAGGTTGAGCCAGCAGAGACACAACCTGCAACCATCAAAAAAGATTCCATCGAAATAGACGGGAAGAAGCATTTCACAGATGAGGCATTGATGTCCATGAGAGATGCCGGAGAACTAACGGATGCAGAGGCGTATAAGATGCAACGCAATCGAGACAAGGCTGAGTTAAAGCACGAGTTAAAGACAGACTTTGAGACTGAACAGCAACAGAGTGCTGATGCAAATGCACGAAGGGCTGATGGGGAGAAGGTTTTAAAAGAGTACCCGCAGTTTGACAAGAACCATGCGGAGCATAACCCTGAGGATCCGTTGTATAAAGAGGCATCAAGAATATACGCTAATGGATATTCAGCTAATCCCAACGGGTTTAGTTTAGCAATTAAAGACGCTAAGGCGATTCTAGGGTTAGACAAGAAAGCACCGGATGTTACAAACGACTTAAACGTATACTCACCATCTGCACCGGAAGGACCAACGACAAAGGAGACGCCTTTAAACGATGATGAGAAAGAGGCAGCAATAAGGCAGTTTGTTCACGCAGCAGAGATTAACCCTGTTACCAACAGAACGTATACCGAGAGTGAAGCAATAGCTAAATCACAGAAAGCTAAAAACAATAGAGCTTCAAGGAGGATAACATAATGGTTGAAACTAAAAAAGAGGTTAAACCAGAGATTAAGTCAGAAGTAAAATTAGAAACTAAGTCTGTAGAACAGGTTGATGTTCACAAACAGAATTTAAAGAATTTAGGGGATGGTAAAGATGAGTATAATGTCCGCATTATAAGAGACTATTATGGTGCAGTGGACATTTTCTATCTTGAGAACAAAGATCCTAATTATGCATATAGATTTATACGAGATAACGCAAAGAATATCTCGGAGAAGACTACCAATCTGTTACATATGAAAGGTGGTTGGCAGTTAGTCCCAAGAGAGCATCTCGTCAATGTTCTTAAACTTGATCCAACGAGGGACGTTTCACCAGACGGATTATGCAGGAGAGGTGATCAGATCTTGGCTCGGATGCCTAAAGAGCTTTTCGATGAAAAAGAAGAGATCAAGAGGAAGAGAGCACAAGATCCGGTAGACGCTGTAGAGCGGAAGATGAAGAAGGGCGACCCAAATGTGGGCGGATCAGAGATTCATGAGTCAATGAAGGGAATACAGACTCAAGAAGATCTGGATATGTAATAGAAATATTACAAGTGTAACAAAAAGGGTAACTTAAAAACTAAGCCCCTGTGCAATACAACTTATAAGTTGTATCTGTGTGGGGGTTTTTCATTAAGGAGTATTAACATGGCGAACAGAGATGCACCATACGGGTTTCAGCCTGTTGCTATGCTAGATGGTTCCGCTATTCCTGTTAGACGTTTTCCTTTGCTATCAACTCACATTATTGTAGCTGTGGGTGATTTAGTGGAGTGTCTTGCAGGGGGTACTGTTGATGGTAATGATTTACCTGGCACTGTACCTGAACAGCAAGTTGGTTGCATTGTTGGGTTGTATGATACCAACGGTGTACCAGCAGGACATCCCAATAGTTCTATTGCGACGAAGCATATAGCAGCATCAACGGGTGGATTCGTAGATGTAGCGTTACAGTTGCCTGGAGCGGTTTTTCGTGCCCAGACATCTGGAACAGTTGCTGAGACAGGAAGGTTTGCGTCAGTAGACACAGACACTTATGTCGCAGCAGACACAACTACGTCACAATCAAAGTTAGAGTTGGGCTCAGCTACAACTGGAGCAGCAAATTGGCTAATCATTGACAAGGTTAATGAACCTGGCAATGCTTGGGGAGCTAACGTTCAACTACTAGTCGTAGCGTGTGAAGGTTTCTGGAACGCTGCACTAGCAGGTGTATAAGAGCATAAAGGAGGCTAGAAATGGCAATTACTACAAGCACAATAGTCGATGCTCTTGACGCCAACTTGAACGAGATGTTTCAAGACGGACTCACCAATTGGGGTGATGAGCACGCTAAAATCTTCACGGTTGGAAACTCTGATAAGCAATCAGAAAAAGATTCTTACGAATCTGGTTTCCAAGCGATGCCTGAGAAAACAGAAGGTGCGTCAGCAACATACGACACCATTCTTGCAGGTATCTCAAAGACCTACACGCATAAGACTTATGCACAAGGTTACGAGATCACCGAAGAGGCAGTAGAAGACAACCTACGCACACCGGAAACTTTTAACAAGTTACCGCAAGCGTTAAACAGAAGTGCAATCGAAACAGTCGAAGTTACAGCAGCTAACATTTTTAACAACGGCTTTTCAACAAACGGGTTCGATGGTGTGCCGTTATTTTCTACGACACATCCGAATCTGGATAATAGTACACAGGCAAACCGTCCTTCAACAGACGCTGATTTGTCTGTGACATCATTAACAGCTGGTCTTACAACCATCGAGCAGTATGTCGATGAAAGAGGTCTTAAACGACCTACAAAGGCTGTTATGTTAGCAGTAGCAGTAGACAACTGGAACGTAGCTGAAGAGCTGTTAGGTTCTGAGTACAAACCGTACGTAGCTAATAACGAAGTCAATGCTTTACAGAAGAAAGACTTACGTTATTTCGTATGGCACTACCTAACAGATGCTGACGCATGGTTCTTATTGTCAGAAAAATCAGAACATAAGCTCAAGTTCTTCTGGAGAGTTCGATTAGGAGCTTTAAAAAGAGGAACTGACTTTGATTCTACTAACCTTAAACACTTGGCCCGTATGCGATTTTCAGTGGGATATTCTCATTGGATGGGCACATACGGAACCAACGGAGCGTAAAGGAGGTTACGATGAGAAAAGTAATCTCTTTAATTATTGGGTTGTTGCTTATAACAAGCCTGTCTTATGCTCAAGCTACAAGAAATGCGTCCAATAGTACGATTCAGTTTAATCGTACAAACTTCGGAAATGTTGGAGTTCATGGACTCGCTGTTTTCGGAAACCCTGGATATATATCAATGAGAGCGTTAGAAGCAACAGATGGTGACACTCCTGCTGATTATTATCTATGGGTTGATCACACAGGTGACCTGTGTATTGCGTCTCATGCAACGGTTGTTGCTGATTCGGGATTCCCTGATGGAGACTGGAATAGCATAACTTGTAGTGTGGTTGGTAGTCAGTCGTAGTTTAACTTGGGGGCGGGGAAACTCGTCCCCATTTTATCATGAACAAGTTATATAAACTAACTCTCATAGGTATTTTAATAATACCGTTATCTTCGATCTTTCCGCATCTATTGAAGATAGTCCCTAAGTGGCAATTTCTACTTGGGATGGCAGGCACTGACGTCTGGTATATACAACTGATCTTTTTGTTGATCTTTATTTCACTAGGTCTTTCAACTGTTCTTTGGAAATTTAACAAGTTTGTCTCGATATTTACAGTCTCTTGTATGTTCTCGACCCTTTTAATGAGACATCAAGACATACGGGATATTATGGCTCTTTTTGTTGTTCAGTGTATGTGTCTCTTAGCTTACGGGATAAGTAAGATGACAAGAGGCCAGAGGGTGAATATTTTAAGAGCTATAGTCCTTGTCTTTATAGCTCAGTCAGCTTTAGTCATAGCACAGTATTTTAACGCTGACCCGTTCTTTGATTATATAGGCAACACGTCAATGGACGACACTGTAGGACTGGTAGGAAGTCACAATCAGGTAGGTTTGTTTCTAGCAGATGTTGGACCGTTGATTGTGATCTTTTATCCGTACTTTATTCCGATTTTAATCTTTTGTCTTTGGTGTTCGACTACGAGTTCAGCATGGGCTGGATGTATCGTAGCATCGTTGTTAGCGGCATTTTACATTGGAAAACGGAAGTTTGTGTTCCTATTTGCATTATTCTTGATTTGTACCGGAATTTACGTTCAGAAATTTGAATCAGTGACAGTACAGACATTTAAAGAGCGGGCGAGGTTAGTAGAGCACACAGTAAGATCAGTTCTTAACGAGAAGATAGTTACTGAGGTAGTACATTCTCAGATGGGATTAGTTAAACAAGTCATTACTTGTAATCAGTTCTTCGGGTTCGGATTAGGAAAGTTTATAAGGATTTCACCAAGAAGCGAGGGTCAGTATTGGGTAGTAAGTCACGACAAGATTATAGAAGACAAGGAAGACACGTTAACAGGGATGGTTCCGCAACACAGGTATTCACACGCTCACAACGATTATGCGGAGGTGTTCTTTGAAATGGGTTGGTTTGGTATTATTGCTTTGGTTTTGTGTATTGGTGATTTTATTCGAAGGTTCATAGTTAGCAAGAAAAGCAAGTTATTGATTGTATCGTTCTCGTGCGTAGTAGCACATTTAGTAACAGCGTTAGGAATATTTACAGTACATACAGCGGTGAGTGGATTAATGCTAATTTTATTTTGGGGAATTACAGAAGGGGAATTAAGAGAGGTGGACAATGGGGAGACGTGGTGGAAACAGGGGGTTCCCAAAATGGTATAAGGGAAAATTAATTAATGAGGCATTTGGAGATTTCTGGTATGGGGAAAGAGAAGGTAAGACTTGGTTAAGGGAAGGTAAACTAACAGATCGTGCCAACAGTGACACGTTAACAGATAAAGAACGTCAAGATATGGTACAAAGGAGGATGAGGTGAAAAAGTTTTTATTCATAGGACTAATGTTACTAATGGCTGTTCCGGCTTATGCAGGACTCAAATCCAATGCATACCAAAGATGGCTTTCAGTAACAACAGAAACAACGATTACACTCCCGTATACGTCAAGGGATGTGTTTATACAAAACGGTTCATCAATAGACATTTGTGTAAACATAATCGGCGGGACTACAGGGGATGGGGCAACGGCCTGTGATGAGCCTGGAGCTTTCCAACTAGATGGAGCCTCTAGCCTGCAAATCAGGGACTTTCGTACTGACGCAATAAGTTTAAAGAGTACGGCAGCAGTTGCAAGTCCAATTACGGTATTGGTGACTTATTAATGCTTGAGCAAAGACGGGTACAGCCAGCGATATTTGACCGTAAACCTAAAGTCGTCTTAGACAAGAGATTTAAGTTTGCCAGAGAGTTAACACTAGGTGACAAGGGACAATTAAAGGCTTTATTACGAATTAAGGATATAGAGCTTGTCAAGGATGCAGATTTAAACGAAATAAAGAAGTTTATAATTGTCATAGACAGAGCAGAGGTTTTTGAACCACAAGAGGTTAGAGTTGACAAAATTAAAGTCATTTAGAGACGTTACATTGGAACCCAGCTTCACGACGTTTGAAAACAGAGTACAAGGGCTTTCAGACCTTCGGGTGGGTGAAGCTTTAGAGTCAATTGTTAACTACGAGGTTGTAGAGAAAACAAAAAGCTTCACGATCTTAAAAATACACTTTGTCCATCTAGTCAACAATAAGAGGCAGTTCTAATGACACATGAACATTTTATGCCGGATATGCCCAATGCAACACCAGAGATATTTATAGATACGACCAAGTTTTCTTTTGGTAACAAGCTTGAAGTTGGCGAGAAAGGTGCTATTGACTTTACATCGGTTATAGTTCGTGAACGGTTGGAAGAAGAGGACAGCACAAAACTAAAGACATTGCGTTTATTAAATGCCAGTTTACAAAAAGAAGAAACGAGGAGAATGTGACATTTTTATCCAATTTACCGGAGTTCGAGATTCCTGTCAGTTCTGCGACAGAGCTAGAGAATAAAACAATAGACGAGAAGGTTAGAGGTCAGATGGTCTTTGAGGTGATTGGAAAGGGCGAGGGAAACATTCGCATAAGAGTTAAGAGTATTGCGTTAGACGATAACAAAAGGATCATGTCGTGATTAACTTTACAGAGATTGTAACACAGGTAGGGCGTATGCTTCAACGGTCAGGTGACGAAGACTATGCTACGTTAATTAAAGACTGGGTGAATTGGACTCATCAGTTCGCAGGGCAGGCTTATGATTACTTCGCTGAGTTGGAGGGTATACATAACTTTTCAACGGTAGCGAGCACAGAAGAGTATTTCATGCCTACAAGGTTCGACAAGCCATTAAGAATTGTAGATTTGACTAATGATATAAAGCTGACTATTAAGACCGAGGAAGAGTATTATGATGAGAATTTAGCTATTATTTCAGCGGCCTCTGAAGAGTCAGGTCCGAGTATTGCAAGGATGTACGGAGTTAGTGGGGTTATTAAACAGATAAGCACGTCAGGGGACACGTTACAGGCAAAGAGTTCTGCAAGTGAAAATACGAATGTTACAGTAAGAATAGAAGGTTATGTAGACTCCGCATTGACCATTCTGGACTTTGAGGACATAACGGTCACTGGCACGTCTGCAACAACAGCGACATCTCCCAAGACGTTTTATAAAATCTTACATCACAGCAAGGACATAGATTCTTCTGGATATATCACGCTAGAAGATTCGTCTAATAATGATCTGTCTATTCTTTCCTCAATCCAGAGGGTTGCGTATCACAAAGTAATGAAGTTAGGCAAGATTCCAGATCAAGCTAATTCAATGAGGGTTTTACTTAAACAAGCCCCTAAGAAACTAGTAGATAATAACGACTACCCGTTTATAGATGCAGATGACTTTTTTATTCTAGGTTCAGCAGCATACGGACTTTTACAGGAAAAGGAAACGATTGATCGAGGGAATGTTTTATTTTCAAAAGCCAACGAGAAGTTAACACTTTTAATAGCTGATAGACAGCGACGTTTAGGGCCAGACTTTCAACACAAGATAGTGAGTCCTTTGATTCAGTCACATAGAGCTTAAATGAAAAAACTATTTTTATCCTTAGCGATAATCTGTTCTTTGACAACAGCCTTGTTTGCACAACAAGGACTTCAGAAGGTAAGGATAGACGATTTCTCCGGAGGAATGAACAGCCGGTCGGTAGTTAACAAGCTAGAGCCGAACGTAGCCGCTTCTGTAGTTAACGTAGACATTAGCAGACCTGGAGAGCTTTCTACCCGCAAGGGTGAGAGTCTTTTTGTAAGGGACGTCGGCAGCACGTTCTTTCGTGGATTAGGAAGATTTGATCCTGATATGGCTACGTCTTATCTAGTAGCTGCATCAAGAGCTAGCGTTATCTCTGCACTCTCGACAGATACACAGTGGAGAATTGAAAACTCAAGCAAAGACTTAACCGAAGGACAAGACACTCAGTTTGTTCAAGCTGACAAGGTTTTGTTTGTTTTGAATGGACAGGACAACACCTCTTGGTGGGATGGAACAGTTTACAACGCTGGAGGAACATATCCTACCTCACCTCCCAAGGCAAAGTATGGAGCATGGCTTAAAAACTATCTTTTTCTAGCAGGAGAGCCGACACAACTTGATTGGGTATACTTTTCAAACAACTTAGTTCCTACAGTCTTCTCAGCAACAGACATCATCAAGATAAACACCGGAGACGGTCAGGCAATTCAATGGCTAGAACCGTTTAGGATAGATGAGGTTATTGTTTATAAAGAACGAAGCGTCTTTCTTTTAGATACAACTTCAACGTCTGATCCTTTAGATGCTGATAGTGGCTGGACAGTACAACCTATCTCAAAGACGATTGGTTTAATCGCTCCACGATCTGTGGTTAACATTGGTAACGATCATTGGTTTTTATCAAGCAATCCGATAGCTGTTAGAAGTCTTGCAAGATCAGAGTTTGACAAGATTCTAGTAGACAGAGTTTCTGATCCAATACAGGACGTGTTTGACGGTACTGGTTCTCTAGTAATCAATCAATCAAAGATTCAGAAAGCAGCAGCGATACTCTTTGATAATAAGTATATCATTGCTATTCCGACAGGAACATCTGCGGTCAACAATACAGTCTTTGTTTTTGACTTCTTGATAAACGGTTGGTATCGAATAGACGGTTGGTACCCGACAAACTGGTTGATCTTTGATGAAAGACTTTTCTTCACAGATGCAAATGACGGACGTGTAATGGAAGCTTTCGCTAATAACACAGGTGACTTTGTTATCGGACCGTCCAACATAAACAGTGCTAATCCAGACCAACCTATTTGTTTTGAATATTTATCGAGAGAGATCGACTTTACAAATCAAGAAGGTGTCGGGCCTGAGAATTTTAAAATGCCAGACGCAATCGAGGTTGAGTTTGAGCCTACGGGAAACTATGACGCAATCGTCTATGTCAATGTTGATCAGAACGGATGGGCTTCTGTAGGCTCTGTTAATCTAGCAGGAAATTCTTTAACTTTACCAGTAACACTTCCAGCAACGATAGGAAATGGTGGGGTTTCAAGAAAGACTTTTCAGATACAAAGTAAGAACGAGTTCAGGCGAATACAGATACGAATAAGACAGTGCGGTTTAAGTCAACAGGTCAAGTTTAGACGGGCTACGATTTTTGCCAGACCAAAGAAGTGGAGACGAGAGAATTGAAAAAGCTAATTATAGCTATGTTGTTTCTTACATTAACTACTGTAAAAGCCTACGCAGGTACAGTTGAGACGTTCTTTCTTTACGGACCTACTAGCACACTTACTGATACGAATCTAAACGGTAACTTTAACAATATACGAAACACGCTTAACGGTGATTTAGATAATGAGAATGTCAATGTGTCAGGGTTCAGATTTGTCGAGATTTTAGGTTCTTTACCAGCCGCAGGAATCGTAGGAAGAGTCGTGTTCTTAACGACAGACGGAACGCTTCACTACGACGACGGCACACAGTTTAACTCGGTAGTAGTTTTTAAAGGTACGGTAGCACAAGGACAGATAGTCTATCACGATGGTACAGACTTTGTGTTAAGAGATGCAGGACCGAATCATTATCCGTTAGTGACTAGAGGTGTCGGAGACGATCCTGAGTGGGCACAACTAGAGTTAGCTTCAGCGGTGACAGGTGAGTTGCCTTTAATTAACGGTGGCACAGATACAGCGTTAGTTGACCCTGGTAGAGACGGTCTTTTATATTGGAATAATACAAGTAATAAAGTAGCTTTTTTAAATGCACCGATTACGTCTGACACATTACAGTTTTCTTCGATTATCACAGTAGACGGAACTTGGACATCACCAGGAGGTGTTACACAGATTCATGTAGCGATGGTAGGCGGTGGCGGAGGCGGTGGTGGTGCTGATGGTGCAAATCCCGGTGGCGGTGGAGGTGGTGGTGCAGGATGTGAATTTATGTTTACAACAACAGAGAATACAGGATATGTGATAGATATTGGAGCTGCTGGAATAGGCGGGAATACTTCAGGAGGAGATGGGACAGCAGGAGCGGAGACAGCCTTTGACACAGGAGGATTAGATATAACAGCAGCAGGTGGTTCTTTAGGTAGTGGAATTGGTGGAGGCGGAGTTGGTGGGGCAGGAGGAACAACTACGAAAGATGCAGGAGCAGCACCGGCGGCAGGTACTTCTTGTGAGGTAGGTGGTGCAGGGGCTAATAAAGGTGGTGGCGACGGAGGCGGTGGTGGTGGTTCAATGTTAGGTCAAGGCGGTGCAGGCGGGTCAGCGGGAGGTGGGTCAGCAGGAACGTTCGGTGGTGGTGGTGGAGGAGCAGATGCAGCGAGCAATACAGGTGGTGCAGGTGGAGTAGGTATCGTAAAAATATCTTGGTAAACAAAAATGATTTGTCACCTTGAGAATAAAGACGGATATGTTTACGCATATATATGTTGGGAGCTAGTTAATGAAGACGGATTAAGGGATGGCGATATAGTTAAGGATCACATATATATAGACGACTTATGGATTCACGAAGAATACAAAACAAAGTTTGGGGAAAGAAAGATCATCTTAGATTTATCACAAGAGATTTTAAATAACGAACTTTCTGAAAATACGAAATACGTATATTGGAACAATATGAAGAGAGGGTACAAATTATCAAGATTATTTGATAAGGAATATTTCAGGAGGAAGAAATGAGCAGACCTAAGACGCCACAGATAAACATACCAGCAGCACCTAAGCTACCTACGGCATCAGAGTTATTTCAGCAATCACTAGCGTTTAATCAAGAGAACTTTCCTTTAGCGACAGGTGCGAGGGAGGGTGCGTTAGGAGATATATCAACTCCTGAGTCTACAACAGCGTTCTTTGAGGGTTTTCAACCTACGAGTCTTGAAGAAGCGTTAGCCCATGAACAGTTTAAGCAGTTGTTTCCAGAAGGTGAAGCAGGGACATTTGAGAGATCGACAAATCAATTACTGTCTCAGCGTGGACTGCAAGGTACTGCAATAGGGCCAGAGTTAATCGGTAGAGCAGAGCAAGACGCACAGATACAGGTAGGCGAGTTTTTAAGAGGACTGGCAGAGCAAAGAGCTGTTGGAAACCTAAATGCAAGGCTAGGGATAAACCCTATTAATGACTTGGGCCCACAAGCACAGCTTGGAGGACAACAGTCTAGGCAACAAGGTAATTTTGATTTTCAAACAGGACTAGCTAAAGCAGAGGCAGAATTTCAAAATGCGTTAAATGAGTTTAATAGAAAACAAGCCTTTTCAAAAACTATAGGCACTATTGGCGGTTTAGCTGGCGGTGCATTGTTTGGCCCGTTTGGAGCTGCTGCTGGTGGAGCATTGGGTGGCGGGTTGTCTGGTGGCGGATTAGAAGGAGCACTGGGTGGGGGGCTTGGTGGTGCAACTCAAGGTGGACTCTTCGGAGGGCCAGTTGGATCATCTCAGCGTCAAAGTGTAGGACAGGCACAACCAGTATTTCCAATCTCTCAAGGGAACGTTGCAGGGACAGGTCTTTTTGGATCAAAGTTTGGTGGACAGACTCAAAGTGAGATATTAGGTGGTAACACAAGTAGATTTATATAATCAAGGAGCAATATAATGGGCAGATTCGTAGGTTCAGAATTTACAGTAAAACCTCCTAGTGACTTCTTTAATGAGCAGATATTAAAGCAGAAACAGCAACAGAAAGAGTTTCAGCAGGAACAACTTTCTCAGAAACAAGAGTTTCAACAACAGTTAGAGGTCGCAAAGTTTAGAGCTAAAGAAGCAAAAGACCTTGCACAATTCAAATTTGATATTCAACAGAAAAATCCTCTTACACAATTTTTAAATACATTTAAAGTTGCAGATGCCCTAGAAAAGGCAGGTAATTCTGAAGCAGCGAGGGCTTCGATAGTTGCCGGTGGTTTTGGAAATGTTGTTCAGGATTTTGATAAACAACAAGAGAATGTTGGCGGAAAGTTTGGTCAACTTCCTCAAACACAAGAAGTCCAACCTTCAAGACAAGACATAGAAGCACAGCAATCTTTAGCTACCAAATCTGATCTATTTCCTACGAAGTTTAAACAAGAAAGTTCTCTTCTAGGCGGGACCCGTCTTACTCCGACCGAGATAAAGTCTGAACAAGGGATTAAAAGAGCAAAAGCAGTTGAAACAGAAACAGCCGAAAGCGTAAAGAAGTCGTTTGGTTTAACAGATGAATTTACGAAAGCTAATCGAAACTATTTAAGAACTGTGGCATTGTTTAGCGGGATAGTTGGCCAGTTAAAAGGAAAACAAAAAGAGCAAGGTGGTTTGGGACTGTTTCAAGGTGCATTTGGTAAGGTGGGAACAAAGCTTAAAGTGCCTGGCTTTGGCAGAACATCTTCTTTTCCTGGTCAACTTGATGAGACAGCTATTGGTTTAAATAGTATTTTAACAGGACAAAATCGAGTAATTAAATCTGTCGTAGAAATGATACGAGGAACGCTACCAACAGAGTTTGATCCACCGGATTTTGCTGCAAGTAAAATTGCACAAAGCATTACGAATACTTTTAAACTTAACAAATCTTTTGAACTTGGTATTTTATCTCCAGATCAGATTGAGTCTTTATCTGCCGGTGATCCCAACTTTGACTTGGCGGGTAAGTTAGATCAGATTGTATCACTATCACCAGAAGATAATGCAGAGTTAGAAAAACTTATTGAAGGAATTTTATCAACTCCTGCAACTGCTAAAAGAACACTAGAACCTGAGAGAAACAGAACTTCAGGTGCAAGGGTTGCAAGCCCTGGTCTTGGCAGGGGTCTTGATGCTAGAAAACAAGTAGAGAAAGCGAAGCAATTAAGAAAACAAAATCCCAATATGTCTAAAGAAGAAATAATTAGGAGGATTAAGGGTGGCAGATGAGTTCACGTTAAAGGATTTTGAGGACGAATTTAATGAATCGGATTTTGAAGAAAGTTTGCCTCAATTTATAGGAAGTCAGTTTGGAAGAGCGGTAGAGAAAACTCGCACAGAAGGAATTGGCCCAATAACAGGTGGAATAAATATTGCATTGGGTGGTCTTCCCAAAGCTGGATTAGAAAAAGTCAGTCCTAGAGCAGCCGAAGCAATATTCCCAAAAGCAGAAACATTCACTGGCAAGGTAGCAGAAGGTGCTTTTGGTATAGCTGGATTCTTAAGAGGTGTGGCTGTGAAAGCCGGCAGTCATCTTTCTAAACTAATATTGCCAAAGATAACGACTCCAACATTAAAAGGCATCAGCCCAGCGGCACAGACAGCAAGAACTCTTGGTAGAGATGCTATTAAGTTTGGAACAGCAGGTGCATTACAAACACCGGAAAATGAGCAGGGAGATTTTATCGCTCCACGTCAAAGAGCTTTTCAAGCGACGCTTGGGGCAACAGCAGGGCCAATAGGATTTGGTGCAGGAAGACTTATTAGTAAGGGTGCTAAAGGTGTAAGCAATCTTGCAGGAGCTATTAAGAACTCAATAGATAGAAATGGTGCGTCTATAACACAGCCTGACTTTGTTAGAACGACATTAGCACCAAAGCTTAATAATTTATTTCAATCGTCATTACAAAAGTTTGATGATAATTTTCAGAAGTTTGCTATTAGAAAAATGAGAGTTCCTAAAGAACAGGTCGAACATATTGCCAATCGTGGCACAAATGTTGTAACACAAGCTACCAGTCAGTCTGGTGGGAATGTTCAAGGGGTACTAAGTACGGCAGATGACGCTTTAGCTAGTCAACAGAAAGCAGTAGATTCTTTATATGAAAATTCTTTAAATAGTATTCAAGCAAATGTAAATCCAAGAAGTGCGTTAGCATTTGCAAAGAACAAGCTAACTGCATTAAGATTTAGAACACTTCAGGGAGAAAGAACTGATCTAGCAAAATCTATCAGTAGAAACAAAGCTCTTGGTGTTTTAGATGACTTCTTTGAACAAAACAGAGTGACGGGAATACAAACAAGAGCAACGGCGACACCTGCTGATATAAACAAAGAACAGTTTATCTTTTGGAGAGATTCTATAAGCAAATCTATGCGAGGAGCGTCTGATTCTGAAAGGCGCATATTAAAACAGTTCTCAGATGCATTTCATAAAGATGCAGAAAGATCTGGGTTTAAGGGGATCATTGATGCAAGAGATAATTTTGCCAATTTACAGAACACTATAAGCCTTAGGGACAAAGTTACAGAACAGCAATTAAACAAAGCTTTTAAATTAACAAAGGCACAAGCGAACAATATTTCACAGCTAGAGAAGAAACTGGGGATTGAGTTGCTTAATCCTTCAAAAGATATTGTTTCTGGAAGGACACTAGAACAGAAGCTATTAACACAAAAGTTAGATGATGCTGTTTTAGGAGAAAGTGAATTTTTTGCTAAACAGTTAGATCAAGGATTAGATAAGGCAAAAACTGGAACAATCAAACAGGGATTAAAAGATTTATTAGGATCAGATGATGCTGTTAATCAAATTATAACGGATTTGGAGAGTTTTAGATTTCTTCAAACAGGGAAGCGTAGAGCACTGCAGGGTGGTGCAGCAGTCGGAGGAGCATTAGCTCTTCGCAAGTTTGGATTGTTGGGCGGTGGATTCGGTGGTCAAGATCAATGATACAAATTCAAAACATAGGAGATAATCGTGGGATTACCATTACACGGTCACGCACCGATAATACTTAATTATACGATTCAAAACACTGACACATGGGAAGAGGTCACTGGAACAGGTGTTAACGGGGTACGTAAATGGATGATAAAATTACGAGAGAACAGTGCCAATACTTTTGACATAGCATTTGAGGACTCTGCACCATCTGTTCACATGAGTAATTCAGGAGTTGGTCTAAGCATGGACAATTGTGACCTCCCGACAGTCTTTATTAGAGGGACTGCCACAGATGTCGTGGAAATCCTTTACTGGGGGTGACGTGAAAAAATACTGTTTACTTATTTGTTTTCTTTTAACTACTTCTTTGGCGTATGCTCAGGGATTCGGACGACTGCATACTGACAAAGCCTACCAGATAAAAACCAATACCAACTTATTTGAACCATCCGGAATACTTACCGCATCAGATAAAACTGTGCAGTTAGCTTTACAGTCTTTATCGGCATCTGCCGGCACAGCTTCCTCGTCTGCGTGGGATGCTCTAACAGATCCATCCGGTAATAGCACAATAGCGATGGGGTCTAACAATACTTCATTTACAGGTGCGTGGGCGAATACATGGACATCAACTTTAGCGGGAACCTTCTTTACTCTTGACGGTGCAAATGGTCAGACAGCTCTAGACATTACTGACGGTAATTTACTAGTCAACGACACTTCGACATTTACAGGTACAGTTAATTTATCTGCTGACTCAGTTAATACCATAACTGAGATTGCTACTGCATTGAAGAGTGGAGCTGATGGAACGGTAGTTACTGGTACTAAAGGAGACGCTGGAAAATGTGCTGAATGGAATGCAGACGGCGACTTAGTAGAAGCGGCAAGTGCAGCGGCGTGTGGTACAGGAGGAACAACAAATTGGAGCACCATTGGCGATCCTACAAAAGATGGAACAATCGCAATGGGAACAAATAACAGTGCATTTACAGGAGCATGGGCCAATACGTGGACAAGCACCCTTTCTGGACAGTTTTTTGAGATTGATGGAGTAAATGGTCAAACAGCTTTAAATATATCTGATGGCAATTTATTGGTCAATGATACATCAACTTTCACTGGAACAGTTAATCTCTCGGCAGATTCGGTAAACACTATAACAGAGATAGCGGCAGCATTAAAGACTGGTGCAGATGGAACACTAGCAACAGGAACAGCAGGATCAAATGGAGAGATTGCATCATGGAATACTGATGGCGACGTTGTTGATTCAAACTTGATTGTGAGCACCTTAACTGATGAGCGTGTTTGTGAGTATGAATCTACTGGGACATTTTTAATCTGTGATACTGTTAAAGATGCTTCTGGTGCCTGTGCAAGCGGTTCTCTTTGCTCAGGAGGACATGAGCATGAGTTAAACAATATTCTTGATCCAACAGGAGATACCAGCATAACAATGGCTGGAAACAATTTTGCTATGTCAGGTGCAAATACGTCTACATGGACAAGCTCATTAGCAGGAACTTTCTTTACACTCGATGGTGCCAATGGTCAGGTAGCTCTAGATATTACAGATGGAAACTTGTTGGTCAACGACACTTCTACTTTCACAGGGACAGTTAACCTTTCAGCTGACTCGGTAAATACTATAACAGAGATAGCAGCCGCATTAAAAAGCGGTTCAGATGGAACCGTAATAACTGGAACAGCTGGTGGAGACGGTCTTTGTGCCGAGTTTAATGCTGACGGAGATTTGGTGGAAGCTGCAAGTGCTGCAGCCTGTGGTACTGGAGGGACAACCACTTGGAGTGCAATAGGTGATCCCACAAAAGACAATGCAATTGCAATGGGAACCAACAACACATCTTTTACAGGAAATTGGACAAACACATGGACGAGTGATTTATCCAGTACGATGTTTACTATTAACGGTGTTGATGGACAGATTGGTGTAGATATTATAGATGGTGATTTACAGATAGCAGATACAACAAACATTGGTGGTGCGGCAGGTGTTGCTCTTGATGCTACTAATGGAAAACTTGCAATGACAGGTCTTGGTAGTGGTGGCACAGCAGAAGATTTTACCATTGATTTAGACTTTTCTAATCTTATTCAGTTTAGCTCAACATCAGGTGCGGGTATACAGTCATCAATAGGTTATACTCAGGCAGATGGCGTTGCTATGAAGTGGGGCAATTTACCTGACTCACAAATTTCATATAATACTACTGGTCTTGATAGCCTTAATTTTGGCCTTGTTGTTGGAGCTGACACATCCTCTGGATATGTAAGTATTATGGAGCTTGCTGATGACAATGATGTTGATAGACAACCATTAGCAAATACTGCTAATCCTACGTTAAGAATATACTCAAGTGATGCAGCTGTGGCTACGGACTATATTGAATTTTTCCATGATGCAGATAATGGGATTATTCAGATGGGTGCTGCGGATATAAACTTAGAAGCCACAACCGTAAAGATAGGAAACGGTGCAACAGCAGCAGGTATATTAGCAATTCAAGAAGATACAAACGACGGAGCAAACAACGCTACATTTACAGTTCCCACTCTAGCAGCAGACACAGATTACATCTTACCACCTGACGACGGGGATAATACAGAAGTTCTACAGACAAACGGTACAGGAACATTGACATGGGTAGCGAATGCTGGCGGAGGTACAACCTGGAGCGATATAGGTGATCCAACAACAAGCGGAAATATCGCAATGGGATCATATAACAGTGCCTTTGCAGGGGCATGGGCTAACACATGGACATCAAGTTTGGCGGGTGTTTTCTTTACCATTGATGGAGCTGACGGGCAGACGGCTCTAGCTGTCACAGATGGTAATGTAGTTATTACAGACACGTTCACAGCCAATGGTATTAATGTCTTGGGCGATGGTGCTGATAACTTCTCGGTAGCATCAGATGGTATAGATATTTCTACCTCTGGTGTTGTAACTAACGGTTCTTTTGATAGCGACAATAATACTTTTACAAACATAGCTTTATCCGAAACAAATATTACTGCTGGCACTGGTATAAATATTTCCACAGACACAGTATCTTATGATGGTACTTATGATGAGATAGGAAATGCTGGTACAACCGCAAGTATGGACTTTACGTCAAATACTAATACATGGACAAGCTCACATGATGGGGCAACATTCTTTACAATATCTGATGGTGATACAGCGTTAGCCGCAGATACAGAGCTTCTAGAGTTAAACTTTTCAGCCGATGGTGACGCCGAAGGTATATTCTTGATAATGAAAGACAATGTAGTTGATGAGGTTTTTAAGGTTGAAGCAGAAGGAAAGACTACAATAGGTAATGCAACAACTAATTCTTCTGTTACATTTGGTAACGGGTATACGGCTGATCCATGTGGGACATTAGCTGAAGGAGCTTTATTTTATAATACAACTGCCGATGAGTTCTGCTATTGTGACGGATCTTCAGTAGACTTGAGAATAAAAGATTCAACAACAGCATGTTTCTAAGAGAGGTGATTATGAAAAAGTTTATAATAGCTCTAGGATTAATACTGGTATTGCCAACAATAGTTTATTCTCAAGAAAGAAGGATAACGATTGATCAAACAGGCTGGACTATGGACCAAAAGGTAATGTTTATTTCAATGGGTTACCGTATTGCGTTTCAGAATGGAGAGAATATTGTTCCCAAAGCGGATAAAAATGTTTTAGTTTTTCAGGGACTTTCTGAAGATACAGCAAGCAAGATTACGGCAACGACACTGATAGATGAGTTTAATGAGCATACAGCAGAACAGGCAATAGCAGAAGCGAATGAAGCAACTAGAGTGAATAATTTAAAAACATCCATCAGATCGAAATTGCGAAATGGAAGAGGATTAACTGATGCGGAAATTGATTTTCTTAACATTCCTAATCTTAGGGATTAGTACAACTGCATTTGCGACAGAACAGATTTTAGTAGCTGGTTCTGATGATACTCAGCAATCGACAAATACAGAATATTTGGCTATTGCAGGGAATGCTTCATTAAACCAGACAAACTGGACAACAGGTGAAACAAATAGAAGGACCGTTATTCCTACGGCTGGTGTATTGTCAGAGTTGCGGGTAGAGGCAACAACCGGACCAGGCACAGGTAATACTCGTGTTTATACAGTAATGATAGATGGCGGTGCGACGGCTCTTGCCTGTACTTTAAGTGCGGCAGAAACAAACTGTAATTCTGCTGCGACTACTTTAACGGTATCAGCCAATGAAGCCGCAAGTCTACGAAATGCTGTAACATCCGCACCAGTATCAACAGGTGATGCTCATTGGTCTCTTAAGTTTACTCCAACAACGAGTAAAGAAACAATTATAATGGGTGGTTCGGCAGGAGCTTCAATAGGGACAACCTCAAATGTCAGAGCACCTATGCACGGCTTAAGACCAAGTGTAACAAGTTCAACTCCTAATACCTCAGTAAGATTCCCAACGGCAGGAACATTGGAAAACATGTACATTAAAGTAGAGACGGCTCCAGGTGCTGGGACTACAAGAGTATTCCAATACGGGTCAGTTGATTGTACGATCTCAAACGCTGAGACTGAATGTAACAGTGATACTGATACACAGGCGGTTGTTGCAGGAGAAGATTATTGGTTAGAGATTGATGTAACAGGTACACCAGCGGCTAGTCAGGGAGAGTGGGGTGTTCAGTTTACTACAACAACAGACGGTGAATTTGTAATAGCCATGTCTACAAATAATGCACATCATGGTTCAAGTACAGAATATTCTATATTAAGTGCAGGACAAAACACTTGGTCCGGTACCATAACTAATAGTGATAACTTGATGGGTGAGATGACTATCTCAGATATATATGTGAAGTTGGATAATGACCCAAGTTCTGGAGATAGTTACGCGTATACTCTCATGCAAGATGCAGGGGCAACCTTATTAACATGTACTATATCAAACACCGAAACTGAGTGTAATGGTGCTTCCGATATTTCAATAAGCAATGATGAGTTAGGTTCCACAAGAGTTGTCCCTACCAGCAACCCTGACTCAGCAGATGCACAAATATCGTATTTAGGAAAGATAGCTGTGGGTGGTGGAGGAATCTCAGCAACAGGGACGATAGTCGAAGGTGGTTCTATTTTTGAAGGAAATGTGATTTTACAATAAAGGTAAAATATGAAAGTCTTAAAAACACCGGCTTTTTGGGTAGGAACAATAACCGTTCTTGTACCGGCTGTGCTTGCTGTTACAGCAGGTTACGGGGCGATCAAAGCAAAGGTCGATGGTCAAGAAAAGGTTGTGGACGAGGTTAAGGTTGACGTTGGTAAGAATAAAGAAAAAATTAACGTTAATGAAAACAGGAACATTGAACACGCAATCATTCTTGAGAGAACCATTAAACTGGTAGAGAAGCTAGAGAGAAAGCTAGAAAAGTAATCCATCCCAAACTAAGGAGGATGAAATGAAGATTCTACTTTTTGATATTGAAAACGCTCCGAGCATAGGTTATCTATGGGGGTTATATCAAGAGATCTCAAGCACGAAGTTTATTAAAGATGACTGGTACGTTCTTTGTTGGGCAGCGAAATGGTTAGATAGTGACAAGGTAATGACCTCGGCCTTACCTGACTATCCTTTGTATAAGAAGGACATGACGAATGATAAAGAGGTTTTAAAGTCCTTGTGGGGATTATTAGATACGTGTGATATAGCCATAGCTCATAACGGCAGATCGTTTGACAGACGCAAAGCTAACGCAAGATTTATAAGAAGTGGGATGAACCCGCCATCTCCGTATAAGATGATCGACACTCTCCTAGAGGCTAGAAACAACTTCTTTTTTACATCCAACAGACTTGACGACTTAGGTGTTTATTTAAAGGCGGGAAGGAAAACCCCGACGGGCGGGTTTGATTTGTGGAAAGATTGTTTAGCAGGTAAGAAAGAAGCGTGGAAGCATATGGTTGATTACTGTAAGCAGGACGTTGTTTTGTTAGAGAAGGTTTATAAAAAGATGCGTCCTTGGATGAATAGGCATCCGAATACAACTCTTGATGATTTGGGTGGAGTTCCGAAATGTCAAAAGTGTGGATCAGAGAAGTTAGAGAAAAGAGGGGTAGCGTATACTCCTCAGTCGAAGTTCCAAAGGTTCATTTGTAAAAGCTGTAAAGGCTGGGGCAGGTATAAGATTAGTCAAGGAACATCAAAAGTATCTAACATATCGGGGTGAGATAATGACAAACTTTGAAAAGATACATGAAGAGTTAATCGAGATAGAGACGGTTTACGTGGCGATGGATGACAAATTACACAAGATGCTAGAGATGAACGGAAAGCTAGGTAAAAGGATTGATGTTATAAAGAGGTATATTAGAAGACAGCATTTAACCGAAAAGTCAAGGGGGAAGAAGAAATGAAAAAATACATTCCTATACTACTAGTATTGATTTGTATTACCGGCTGTGCAACGCATAAGAAGTTTTCAGTTAAAATGAAGGGTGAGTCTATCAAGAAGAGTCTGGCAACGATTGAGTGTAAGAACTGTGAGGTTGAGCTTCTAAGAGAGTTTAAGAATGAATAAGATAAGATATATCGATCCGAGAGAGATTCCAGTCAGTGATCTTCCCTTAATAGTATTCTCTGACTGTACGTCTGGACTATTTTCTTTCTTGACCAAGTGGCGGACTAAAAGCCCTTGGAATCACGTGATGTTTATGTTAAGATCTGAATGCTTTCAGAGTCAGGGAAACATGTTTAGTGAAGTCCCATTATCGAGATATATGAAAAGACTAAGCCGGATGAAGTTTTACCAGATGATAGTTACAGAGGAAGAGGCCATATATTTAAAGCTATTAGTTGATCAAGATCTAAAGAAGTCTAAATGGGCACTTCGGTACAACTGGTTAGGAATCTTGACTCAGGCATTACCAGGAAAGTGGAATAGAAGGTTTGGCGGGCAGGGAAAGTATTGCTCTCAGAATGTGGCGTATTACTTAAATAAAATCGGATGGAACATACCCACTTATCCAAATCCTGGGGAGTTAAACAGACTAATGGAAACTTCAACGGACAAAGTTAAATATTTGGGACATTACAGTGGGAATTAAAAATTGGTTTAGAAAATGGCGGATAGGAATACTGAAAAAGACATGGGCTGAGACACGGATGAAATGGTGCATATTTTTTAAGCGAAAGTTTTAATTAAATAATTTCTTCAAACTATTTTTCTCTCATATTGTAAGCCTATGGAACTAAAAGACTTACGGCAACAGAAAAGAAATAAAAAAGGTTTACAACCGATGAAAATATTATATAATTTTAAGTAGGTACAACGAGGTAAAGCAACATGATAAAAAACGCTTTGGCAGAAGCAACAAATTCGGGGATCATTTTTTATTTTAAAAATCAGCCCCTATTAGACGATCTTTTACCCTTCGATTCCCTGGGTATTAGACCTGCCGTCTGTAGGGGCTTTATTTATGGAGGTGTAGCATGAAGTTTGAAGAGTTTATAGAAGAGAAGTTCGCAAGTATGTACGGTGGGCTTGATGATGAAATGGCTGATTCTTACAATGATTGGCTAGTGGATCAAGATCCCTGCACCATTATAGAGTGGGCAGAAGAGTGGCACAACAGTCATTATGTGCCTATCGGAGGTTCAAAATGACAGACTACGAACACATCAAGCAGTACACTATCGCATCTATCGCTTGTTCTCTGATAGTGCTGTTGGTCTTCTTGGCTTTAAGCTGTAATGACTTGAAGCCAGCAGTGGCAGAAAATGTCCCATACCCCTTGAATTTAGGTCAAATTAAGCTCTCAGAGGGTGGTTTAAGCGACTTTATGCCTATCAACGAAGCCCAAGTCAACATCATGGCAGATGCCATTTTTTGGGCTGAAAATAGCAAGCGTTACCCTTACGGCGTTAAATCCATTGATACAGGAGGCAACCATGATTACGCCAGACAGATTACAGTCAATTCAATTAGAAACGGTGTTGCTAGGTATGAGGGTCGCTCGGCTGATGATGGAAGAACTTTCCTTCAGCATTTTGGAGCAAGGTGGTGTCCGGCAGATGCTCATTCGCTCAATAGAAATTTCATATCCAATGTTGAATTCTACATTAGAAATCCTAAACCGGTGAGGGTACAATGATGGTCATAATGGGCTTATTAAAAAGATTACAGAGAATATTTCCAGGTCAGGATGTTTCCATTTATGTCAACTTTAACTGTTTCGGTTCCCTTAAATGTGGGACAGAGGTAGAGTACTGGGTTCATCATCCAGTAGAAGACGGAAGCAGTAAGTGTGAGGCTTTTGTGGCAATAAGGGACTTATGCGATTACGTTAACTCAATCGATGACCATATGCCAACAGTAGATGAGGTCATTGAAAAAGGAGGTTTCCATGCGTAGAGTAACCAGGCAAGAGAGAGAAGACGAAGAGTATTCAGCACAGGTAGAAGATGAATATGCTCAACTAAACTATGCACAATGTGATTATTGTTTATGCACACATAAGATAGAGGACTTTTCGATATTTAACGCTCATGAGAGAATGTGTGATGGATGCGGAAAGGAGGAAGCAGATGAAAGTCAAGAAGAACGAGAACCTATCGTTACAGAAGGTAATTAACGACGAGTTATTATCTGAACAAGAGTCAAGAAAAGGCCGGAAGAGATCGGGTAAGTGGAGTCCTTCTTCTTTAGGCGGTTGTTATCGTAAACAATATTGGAACCGTTTAGATGAGCCAAAGACTAATTTACCCGATGCCAGAACCTTAAGAGTGTTTAAGGTCGGTAACTTCTTTCACGAGTTTATTCAGGACTTAATTGTTAAGCAATTTCCAGAGGCCAAGATTGAGCAGAAGGTTGAGTCAGACGATGTGTTAGGCTTTGCTGATATAGTTCTAGAGAATGAGGTTATCGATGTGAAGTCTATGCACTCGTATGGTTTTAAATACCTCGACGAGAATGGCTATGATATTGAGAAAGAGAAGTCAGATCATGTCTTTCAAGTTATGACTTATGCCTTGCTACTAAATAAGGAATTCGTTAGAATGGTATATGTCTCTAAGGACGATCTAAGGATAGCAGAATTTCCATTAGTGTTGAACGATTGGTGGAAGATGAAGATTGATAACGAGTTTAAGGTCTTGAGCGGTTTTTGGGAGTCAAAAGAATTACCAAAAGCCGAGCCTAGACTTTATTTTAATAAAACAAAACAGAAGCATATGGAATGTAACTACTGTAATTTTCGTGATAAATGTAATGAGACGGAGGTGATGAATGGAAATTCAAGACGTTAGAAATAATCTAGAGACTTTACCGGACGAGATTGAAAAAGCTGAGTTTGCTTTCTTAGAGCAAAGGGCTATTCTTGAGTTCATGGAAGACATGAAGAAGAACTCTATTGCTCTAGAGAAACTTAAGCATGAAGGAACGAATGTCGAGAAGGAAACAAAGGCTCATGCCTCAGCAGGGTATAAGATTTATTTTGAAGGCATACAAGCGCAGTCAATTAAGGTAGCTGAGTTAGCTGCTAAATTTCACGGATTACAGAATAAGTTTGAAGGGATGAGGAGCCTAAATAAAAATGTCTGATTTCTGCACATTCTATACAAGCTATGCCCTTGAGTGCGGATCATCACCGGTATTAGAAAACGGATGGTGCTCACATCATCAAGGTAAGACAGAACCGAGTCGTCGTAAGCCTCGACAACAGGACTTCTCCGGCGATTCTAAATGGAGAGTAGAACAAAAGATGTATCAAGCGAAGGAGGGAAGATGAGACTAGGACTAACTAAAATCATTGGTGAGAATCAGTACAACTTTTCATTTGACGGTGCAGACCTATGGGAATGCATCATGGAAAGTCAGAAGGTAAGTATTTATGACATTAAAGAGTGTGGGCTTTGTCATACATCATTCTTAAAACTAATAGCTTATGAGACTAAAGAAGACAAGTATAAGTATGTAAAGGTGTCCTGTAATAAATGTAAAGGGAGCTTAACTCTAGGACAAGCCAAGTCTGATAATGCTTATTATTATCGACGAGACAAAGATACGGGAAATCTCGATTGGCAGGCGTTTGTAGAAAAAGAAAAAACAAGTTGACACAATGGTTGGGGGCGATCTATAATGTCTAGTAATGGAAGCGGTACCGAGACAATTCAAATTAAAACTAACGGCTCATCTGAGGACACAATTCCCTTCCAGGGTCTTGGTGTCGCTTCCAACTCGGATGAGCCTTTCTTTCAGATCATGGGAAATGGTTGGATAAAACTTCATCGATCTATCGATGATTGGTACGCCACAAACGATCCAAAGAGGGCATGGCTTTGGATAACCCTCCTCCTTCTCGCAAGCCACAAGCAAAAAGAGTTTATATTCTCAGGCGAGACGATTAGATTAGATGTTGGACAGTTTATAACGGGTCGAAACTCGTTGTCGGAGCGAACAGGCATAAGTCCTTCAACGATAGAGCGTTATTTAAAAGAGTTTGAGGATCGTGGTCAGATTGAACAACAAAAAGACAGCAGAAAGCGTTTAATTACAATAGTTAAGTACAATGACTACCAAAATGTGGACAGCAAGCGGACAGCGGACGGACAGCACGTGGACACAATCAATAAAGATAAGAAAGATAAGAAAGAAAAGAATATAGCCAAAAAGAAAATTCCTCCTTTACAGACTGATGTTCAAACATACTGTGTTGAGCGAAATAACGGAATTAATGTAAGCAAGTTTATTTCCTATTACGAGGCAAGGGGGTGGA